GCCAAACGAGGTGAGAGGCCAAAGGCTGGCCGACTGCCTCGTAGTAGTCGAGAACGCGAATCTCAAGGCCGACGAACTGCGCAACCCACATCGAGAAGGCGTCAGCCCTAGCGCCAGTTCCGCCGATGTCGCAGAACACGCGGTAGCTCATCAGCGGGTCAGGCGACACACGGCCAATGCGTCCTTGAGTGCGCGCCTCGCTCAGATGCTTGGCGAAATACGCGCCATCGTGGACTTGCTCATATCCACCTTCCCAAATGTGGTCGTACTTGTCAGGCTGAAGCCTCAGGCAGTCAAGGCGCTCTTGCTCAAGCTCTGCCGTAAACCAGGGGTTGTCGCGCCAATTGGCTTTGACCACCACCGCCCCGGTCGGCAACTCGGCAGACCGAAACATTGAATCAACCGGGTCTTTCTTGTGCCGAGGGTTCCAGCCGAACCACAACTGCGAACCAGGCGCCCGAATCGTTGGCCTGAGAAGGTCAAGACTGCGCTGCGTTGCCGTTTGCGCTTCTTCCCACCAAGCCCGCTTGAACCCTTCCAGCGACTTCACAGAGTCAGCCGTGTAATCGTTCATGCCCTTGAAGATCATCAGACCGTCACCGGGCGTCTGGATCACGTCCTTGAACACCTTGAAGCCGTCGGCCTCAGTCAACCTCAGGGCGGACAACTTCGCCTCAATCAGCGCCTTGGACGACTGCGCCAAGTCCTTCTGAACCTCACGGATGCAGACAGTGCGCAGACCTTCACCGCTTTCACCCGGCTCTGCCAGGCTGTCTTCAATCGCCAGCTCGGCGAAGAAATGCGACTTACCCGATCCCCGCCCACCCCATGCGGCCTTGTAGCGCGCAGGCTCAAGCAGCGGCGCGAAAACCGCCGCCGTCTTCAGGTCAAGCGACCTCATTCCGGTTTAACGATGGTTCGGGTGATCTTGCCAATGGCGACTTGACCGCTCAACTGCTGCTCGGTCTTGTCTCGCCACAGATCGGGGCGGCGGTTCTTCAGCCAGAAGATTGCCGCCGTCGTGTCAGGCGGGTAACGCTCGGTGTAGTGAACGATGTGCTCCTGCCCGCTGTTTGCATTGGCAACGATCTTCACCGCGTCATGTTCGTAGCCAGTCGCCCGCTTAAACAGCCTGTCGGCCACCTCAGCGTCGGCAAGACCCTTCCCAGCTTTTAGGGACTCGGAAAACGCCGGATGCACCTTCTTCCACTCATTGATGGTGTCTTGGTTCACCTCGAAGAAGTCGGCCAACTCCTTGTCAGTCGCCCCCAGGCGGCACAGCTTCAAGGCTTGCGCGGCGTAGGAGTCTTGGTACTTGGTTGGCCTGGCCATGCTTGCGAATCCTCTTGGGTTGTTCGCCAATCACCCCGCCCGCCGCTGATCCTCGGAAGGAGCTACCGAGGGGCTTACCTGAGCGTCGGGGTGTGCTGCTGATGCACTCAGTCAGCGCGTGTTTAAGGTGGCGGCCTCATCCCCAATGGGTAGAGCTATGGGGTAGCAGTGGGATGGGCCGCCGAAACAAAAAAGCCGGTCTTTCCCGGCTGTCAGCCTTTCGGCAGTCGAAGGACAACCCCGCTTTCACAGGCATCGACTAGTAATCGTTGCTCTCCGATAGGTTTTATCTATCGAACAAGCCAGAAGACAACCCCGACAGACTTTGACCCTACTTACAGACCAAGGATCAAAGATGTCGGGTTCAGCATCTCGGCCAGAAGGCCGGGGTCTTGCCACATGCGTTATTTATCAGCCGCCCGTATCGTGGGCCAGTCGCCTACCCCTTGCGGGGCGTCATTGTCTGTTCGGCTGTTTATCGCTTGCCTGTGGTAGCTCACGCGCCCGGGGTTGTCAGTTAGGGCGATCCGGTTTCTTGCAGTTCACCCCCGGACGTGGGGCATCGACTTGTGGCGCTGCGGGCCAATGAAAAAGCCCCGCTGGGCGAACCATGCAGGGCTTGTCGTGCTTCGTAGGCTGGCGCGGCATCCTCCAATCGGATGCCAACGCCTTGTGCCAACGCTCACGTTGCCGCATTTATATCACTGGTTTTTTGTACAGTCAAGCGGTTCTCTGCCTCGGTGCTCATCAACCATCATCTTGGCGCGAGCGTGCTCTACGTTAGCCATGAGGAAAGATGGCAGGAGCCCCATGATCCTCTTGTGCGCTTTAGCTACATCAAACTCATAACAAGAAAGCGTATCGCGATGGAGAACGGCCTCCACAACACACTTCTGGCAAGCGTATAGGTCAAGCTCCGCCGCTTTCAGTTCTCGATACAACGCGGCATTTTTTGTTCGCCACTCATCGTGAGTCATGCCGCCTCCTTCACCTTCGCCACGTTCTTCATCATCGTCCGCCCCTGGTGGATCAGCTCCAACAGGTCGCGTTTGCTCACCCCAAGGGCAAAGCACACTTTCGTCGGGCTCCCCGGCTTGACGTAGAACCACTGAATCGCGATCCGCTGGGGCTCGGGAATGTCCTTCATGGCCTTTTGGATGGCTACTGCGTCCACTGTGTCGGAGTAGCTCGCGGCTGGTGTCGCCTCGAAATAGCCATTTCGGTACTGGCGGAACATCGGGTGGACGTTGCCGGAGTTGGAGCCCTTGCACCACCTGGCCCAATTCTCTAGGCGCTGGTGGATGGCTTCGTGCTCTGGTTTGATGACGTTGAAGTCGATTCCGTCTTTCATTCGCGTCCTTTCAGATAGCCAGGAACTCAACGCGCACGCCGAACGTGCCGCGCTTGCACTTCTCTTGGGCATAGACCCATGTGATCGGGCCGGAGGGGCCGTCATCGACTCCGCAGATTCGGGCGATTTCGTCGCGAATAGCCTTGCACGCGCCTTGCAGGTTGTCGTCGTCGCACAGGGCAGACGAGAGGCGCACCAAGCGGACGATGCAGGGCGTCCAGAACGGGCGGACGATGGCAGCGACTGCGGCGCGCTCGGCTTTGACCCGGGCGGCACGCTTGCGCCAGTGCTCGCGGGCGTTGAGCCCGGTCACGGTCTTGATGGGGATGAGGTAAGACGCACTACTCACCGCCAATCTCCCCATGCTCCTTGATTGCCCTTTCCGACTTGATCGAGGTAATCGCGCCTAAGCCGAGATACGGGGCGCTTTTTGCCAAGATCCTCAAGCCAGGCGTTGACCCAGGCCGCGCCTCGCTCAACGTGCCATCGGCAGATTTGACGAACCAGGCAGCGGTAGAAGTGATCCCGCGTGTATGTGGGCAGTTGCTCGCTGTGTGGTTCCTGCCGCATAGGGTGCAGACCTTTTCATTCATCACAAACCCCTTCCGGGAACACAAACCCCGCTTGCTTGGCTCGCTTCTGAGCCGACGCCACCCAGAAATCGGTGACGGCTTCTTTGTTCAACTTGGTCACGATCAGCCCTTGGTCGAACATCGAGTGACAGCCTTGGATGCCGGGGCGCTCGCAGCACAGGGGGAAGGTGGCGTAGTCGCTGGCCTTCTGTGCCCCGCCTTTGCCGTGTTTGGCTAGGTTGCTGTGCGCGGCCTGGCTGCTGCCTTCAATGCCGCACGAGAAGCAAGGCATTTGCGCAATGAGGCGAAGGTACTTGCCGTCGCGGTGCGGCTTGGTTTTGGGGTACATCACTGCATCACCCCCGACTCGGCTTCAAACTCTTGCTGCATTGTCACGAGTTGCGAATACAGGCGGTCGGCCATCTCTTGATAGGTTTCGTCGCCTTCTGCGCAATCCAAAAGCACCTGCAAAACGATGGTGTCGCTGTGGGTAATGGGTAGGGGTTTGGTCTTCATTACGCCTCCATCCACTCAGGCGCAACTTCGCGCTCATACGACCAAACAACCCCGCTTTCCGCACCGAATGCGTGCAGGTGCTCAATGAACAACGAGGCTTGTTGAACGGTGAAGTTGCGGGTCAACACTTCGACTTGGACAATTCGCAGCCCGTCGATGCTTGGCAGCACCTCGCCCGCAGGGAATGGGTCCGGCTTGCCTTGCGCCTTGGCTTCGTCTCGCAGGATTTGCACAAACGCCTCAACAAGAAGCCGCTTCCAGCACTCAAGGCTTCGACGCCTGCCCATGTACTTGATCTGGCGGGCGATATCACCCAGCATGGCGTGATACTTTTCCTCCTGCACCCGCTTCTTTACCGGCTCCTGGATCGTGACCATGTAGCCTTGAGGCGCATGGGAGATTGCGTGCATGGCGCGGTTGCGGGCCGTGCTGTGCGCAAGGATGAAGGTCTGCTTGTCGCTCATGCAGCCTCCAAAACCTTGACGCCCTTGCCTTCGCGCAGGACTTGAACCAATCGCTTGCGAGTCTTTTCCTCGCACACGTAGAAATCACGGTGGGTGACTGTTGTCAGCACCTCGGCCCACAGGTCAGCGAAGCCGCGCAGGTCTTCCAGCTCGGTCGGGTAAAGAGCCCGCTTGCCTTCCTTGGCTCGGTCAAGGATGTTGACAATCACGGTTTGCATGGACTCGATGTAGTCCCGCGCCCCGGTCATCACTTGCGGCATCTGGTTGAACTGCTCAAGCATGTTCAGAGCATCGAAGATCGCCGACCAATGCTCTTTTGCTCCGGCTCCCTTGGAGATGAATGAGACAGCCTCACGAACAGGGTTCACGCGGGCGGCCTGGTCTTCCTTGCTCAGGTAGGCCCAGCCTTGCATGGCAAGTTGAAGCGTGCAGGTCTTGACCGGCTTGGGGCGGTACTTCTTGCGGGGCTTGCTCATGCTGCGGGTCTCCACGAAAAGACCGATGCATTGCTGGCCGCCACCTTGCGGTACAGCTTGCCGCGCCGGATGTGTCCGATCAGTGCCTTGGAGCACCCAAACCGTTTTGCCAGGGCCGCCTCTGTTTCTTGTGAGCCGCGAATTTCGTCCGCCTGCTCCGGCGTGAACAAGCGGCCAATCTTGTCCCGCGCCTTGATCGCTGCAATCTGATTGTTCGGACCCTTCATCCGGCCGCCTTCGGCACGCCACTTGTTGTGGTCGCCAATAGAGCCGGACATGGCGTTGTCCGGGTTCACGTCCAGGCGGTTACGGTTCTTCGACCAGACACGATCCATTCCAGGCTTGAGCCTGCCGAATTTCATTTCGTAGGCCACTCGCAGGACTGGACGAACCGACCCATTGACCTTGCAAGTTGGTGTTCCGCAGCCTGTAGTCGATCCCTTCCAAATCCACATGTCGCCGTCAATGAAGCAGCGATCCATGATGTCTTGCAGAGTCTCAATCCGCCTCTTCATCTCTCACCCCTCCAAATCGCCGGTAACGCGAAGCGCCCAAGTGATGCGGTCTTCGCTGATGTCCATTCCTGCGCGGGCGTCGTCCAAGATTCGGTGCGCCATCGCTCGCAGGTCTTCGTTGTGTGCTTCGCGGGGAAATAGGCTCATGCTTGATTCCTCGATTGCGGGGCGAACAAGGCATCAAGCCTCATCAGCTCCTTAACCTCATCGCCGCCAGCCAGCGCGACAGCTCCGGCAACAGCGCTTTTCAGTTGGTTCAACGCGCTTTCTTCAACCTGCTCGGCTTTGTGCCGGCTGATCTTCGCCAGCGCGGCCTCTCTCGCGGCCTTGGTTGCGTCGGAATAGGCCCTCCCTGACACCCCTAGCCGCTTGAGTTCATCGGGCCTCTCAGACGGTTTTGCGGCCTTGCACAGAGAAATGAACTGAGGCAGCGTCGGAGGAAACTCCGGGTGTGTATCCAACACACGCTCAAGCGCAGTCGTGATGGTCTGAGCGTCCATGCCCCGGAGGCCGTGCGCCCAAACCTGCCGAGTGCTTTTGATGCCCTTGTCCTTGCCCTGTTCGTCAAGCTCACCCGTCGCGAACTTCGCGAGGAACAGCGAGCCGTAAGAGCCGTGCAGAACCTTGAACACCTGATTGACGGCTTCAATGGGCACCGGCTTTTTCTCGGCGG